TCACAGCGGATAGTTCGGTATCGATGGTTACAGTCGTGGTAGTCATAGTTAAGAATTATATAAAAAAAGGGGAACCGAAGTCCCCCATTGAGTTATGTGTATTGTCCAGCGACAACTGCACATGTGTCTACTACACCTGAGCTACCAACGGTAGAGTATGCTAGACGTAAATTTTTAGTTGTGGAGGCTACAGCTGAAGCTGAACCTGATCCACTTGTATCAGAAGGAGAGATACGTGTTTCTGTTCCTGCACCGCAAGAACCGTATTCTCCAACTGCTGAAGGAGCTGCCATAATATTTAGTTAGTTAAGAAACTGTACCTATGTTAGCAGGACTCAAATGCTTCCGACCATACTCTAATGGAGTAGGTGGGTTCTTAGTGACTGATTGATCAACTTGACCAATGCCACTAAGACTTGCACCGTTCCCTTTAACTCTAGTTATAGTTGTAGATGTTCCAGGGTTAAGTGACATAATTAGCTACGTGCTGAAGTTAGTTCAATTGCACCTGCAGGGTTTAGTGTTCCGACGCCCATTGCAAGTCTTCCAACCATAACATCACCTTGGTAAAGGACTGATACGTCCCCGCCTGTTACTTGAACTTGAGGTCCAACGGCTTCCACTATACCTGCAGCATCTCTTTGATAGATCAAACCACAGTGAGTAGAGAAGTCACCATTGTAACTGTTGTTCTCACCAGACACAGGGTTAACTGTACCAGCTAAGAATGGTAGGTTGTTAGAACGCTTGATTGAGATACCAGCTATTTCAACTAGACCTTCACCAGAGTTTAGGTTACCTTGTGAGTTACCATAGTCTCTGTTTAGGATGTTAGAAGATACCTGAGATACAAGAGCGTAGTACTGACGTGGGTTTAGCACGGCTGTACGTCCTGTCTTAGGTAGGTTCTTTTCATCTAGAACTGCTGCTGCCTCAAAGAAGGCATCCACTAATGCTTGTGCATTGTACTCCTTAGTCACACCAAGCTCGATGGTTGTACCACCTGGCTCTGGACCTGGAGATGCAGTGATAGGATGAGCTTCCCTTGCAGCTAGTGCAATTGTACGGAAGACTTTCTTATCATATGCTTCAGCCAAGGCGTGACCGATTTTCTTAGAGATTTCAGATCTCAAAGAGTAATGTGCAAGTGT